CGCGGTGCGGGTTCCGAAGCCCCAAAAGTTTTCTAGGTGTCAATTTTTTTGAAGGGCTTCCCCCCTCCGGCCCGAAAAATAAGGGGGCGGGTCAAAAAAATCGGGGATTTGGGCACCATGACGGTGGCATCACCGGGATGGTGCATACCATATTGGTGGAACTAACAAAATGGTGGATGCTTACAATTTGTAAGCGGCTGATGATTTGTCGGTGCCGCCAAAACATCCCGACAGCGATCTTGTTGAGGTCAACAAAATCGGGAGGAACCATCTTGCCGGGGGCGGTAAAATGGGAGCTGTTCACAGAATATTTACAAATGACCCCCTAAAACCAGCCATTTGTGGAAAAAGATGAGACACTATGAGACGTTTTTGGTGGTATAATTGGTACAGTGGATTTATGAAAGAAGCCCCACGGTGGCAGCACCGAGGGGCTTTCATCATATCCGGGTGTGCCGCAGGACCGGCGGCACCACATAGATGCTCTGTCAGACTTTTTGTCTGGCAGGGCATTTTTTATTGCTCGAAAACGGAGGGGTCATAAATGGCAAGGCGAAGCGATGAGCGAGAGGCCGCCCGCGCTGAGTACATGGCCCGGAAGAAAAAGGGCGGCGAAGTCAATCTCCGGCAGCTGGCGGATGATCTGCACCTCAAGTACGATACTGTCCGGCGGTGGAAGTCGAAAGACGGGTGGGATACTCCCACCGGCAGGAAGCCCGGCGGACAGCCGGGAAACCAGAACGCCGCGGGCAACTCCGGCGGCGGGGCACCGGCGGGCAACCTGAACGCCGAGAAGGACGGTGCCTATTCCCGAATCTTCTTTGATAAGCTCACCCCGGCGGAACAGGATGCCTTTGACACGGCACCCCGGAACGGCGTGGAAGCCCTGCAGCACGAGATGGGATTGCTCAAACTGCGGGAGTTGAAGATTCTGGAAAAGATCAAAGAGTACGAGGACATGGACCCGGACACGCTGATAACGTCCAGCGTGTTGGATATGCGTGTGCCGGGCAAGACCGGGAAGGGTGGCAAGAAGGAAGACGGCAAGGTGCAGACCATGGGAATGTACAGCCGTGATACTCCCTTTGCCCGCATTCTGAAATTGCAGGATGCCTTGTACAAGACCCAGGGGCGCATTGCTGCTGTTGCCGGTGCGCTGCGGGCGGCGGAGGAAGCCGACCGCCGCATGGAACTGGAAAAGCAGCGGTTGGAGCTGCTGCGGATCAGAGCAACGGGCGAAGTGCCGGAGGACGGTGACAGAGATGGCTTTGTTCACGACTAAGGGGATCGCAGATTGCCTGAACCTGACGGAACGCCGGGTGCGGGAACTGCGGGATGAAGGAGTGCTGACCGAGGAACGCCCGGGCATTTTCAACCTGAAAACAGTGGTGCGGCAGTACGTCGCCTACAAGACCGGCGGCACTAAGGACGACCAATCCCGGTTGGCCGCTGCCCGGGCGGACCGGGAGGAAACCCGGGGCAAGATCGAGAAGATGAAGATGGAGGAAGCCAAGGGAAACCTCCACCGCACGGAGGACATCGAGAACGGCTTGAAGACCGCCTTTGCAAATTTCAAGGACAGGCTGGAAGCCATCCCGACCAAGTATGCGGATACCATGGCCCAGCTGACCGACCCGGCGGATGCCAGCGACATCCTGCGCAAGGCCATCCAAGAGGCACTGGTGGAACTGTCTGATCCCGATATTGCCCTGCAAACACCCGAAGGGGAGGCTGCCGAAGATGAGCAGGAAGAATAAATGCCGGGGCTGTGTATGGGGCACCCGGCTGAACGAGATCACGGCGTTCTGCCCGTTCCGGCAGTGCGTCAAAAAGGGAGGCGGCGGCAATGGCGATGATCCACATGGAACCGCAGACGCTGCAGCTGTTCGAGCGGGTCCTGGGAACGCTGAAACCGCCCCCGAACCTGACACTGAGCCAGTGGGCGGATAAATACCGCCGCCTGTCCGCCGAAGCGTCTTCGGCAAAAGGCCAGTGGAACACAGACAACGCCCCCTTTCAGAGGGAAATCATGGACGCCATCGGCGATGTCCATATCCGCAAGGTGGTGGCGATGATGTGCGCCCAGGCCGGGAAAACGGAGGGGCTGATCCTCAACACCGTCGGCTTCTACATGAGTTACTACCCGGCTCCCATTATGATCGTGCAGCCCACCGTGAACCTGGGCGAGAGCTTTTCAAAAGACCGTCTGGCAACCATGATCCGGGATACGCCGATTCTCCGGGGGCTGGTGGACAACAAAAGCCGCTACTCCGGCAACACTATCACCAAGAAAAATTTCCCAGGCGGACAGCTGACAATCATCGGCGCAAACTCGCCGACCGATCTTCGTGGCCGCCCCATCAAGGTGCTGCTGGCGGACGAGGTGGACGCCTACAAAGCCAGTGCTGGCAAAGAGGGCGACCCGATCATGCTGGCCGAGGAACGCCAGACCACCTACTGGGATCACAAAACGGTGCTGGTTTCCACCCCGACCACCAAAGCCAGCAGCCGTATCCTGGACGAGTTCAACGCTTCCACACAAGAGGAATGGAACATCCCTTGCCCAAACTGCGGCAAGTACCAGCCTTTTGTGTGGGATGGGATGGTGTTCGACAAGGAGAAGTGGCCGAAGGGCGGCGTACAATACCGCTGCGCTGAATGCGGGTGCCTGGATAATGAGTTCAGGTGGAAGAAAAACAGCATCCACGGCAAGTGGGTGGCGGCACACCCTGAACGGAAAGTCCGGGGCTTCCACATGAACAAAATGGGGTCAACGCTCTGCGGCTGGAATGAGATCGTCGAGAAATTCATTGCGGCTGATCTGGACGCTTCCCGGGGCGACTACGAGAAGATGCAGGTCTTCGTGAACACGAACCTGGGTTTGCCGTGGGAGGAACCGGGCGAAACGGTAGAAACAACCGCCCTGATCGACCGCCGCGAGTTCTACGAGGCCGAGGTGCCCGACGGCGTTCTCTACTTGACTTGCGGCATTGATACCCAAGACAACCGCTTTGAGGCGGAAGTCGTGGGCTGGGGTATCGGCAAGGAAAGCTGGGGCATCCGATACCAACGTATTTACGGCGACCTGAAACGGGGCCAGGTATGGGCTGACCTTGACGATTTCCTTTCCACCACATGGAAGAAGCGGGATGGCACAGAGCTTTCCATCCGTGCGGCCTGCATGGACAGCGGCGGACATTTCCCGGATCAGGTCATTCGATTCTGCAAAGAGCGGGAAGACCGCCACATCTGGGCAATCAAAGGCCGCGGCGGTATGGATGTACCCTACATCCGAAACCCGACCAAGAATAACCGCGTCGGCGGTGAGCTTTTTGTGCTGGGCGTTGACACCGGCAAAAATGCCGTGCTTGCCCGGTTGAAAGTGCTTATCAAGGGTCCGAACTACTGCCACTTTCCGGCGGCAGAGGATGCAGGCTATGACGAGGCTTATTTCAAGATGCTGACCGCAGAGCATAAAGTGACCCGCTGGAAAGGCGGGCGCAAGGTGGAACGGTGGGAGCTGAAAGACCCGGCGCAGAAGCGCAATGAGGCTTTTGACATCAGAAACTATGCCACCGCCGCGCTGGAAATCAGCAATCCCCCCGGCCTGGAAATCCCGGGCGAGGATGCACCGCGCCCGGCAAAGCCGCAGCACCAGTACCGCAGAAGAAGATCGGGAGGAATTTAACCGATGTCGATCATATCAAAAGAAATCGCAAAGCAGCATTTGGAGATGTGGCTCAAGGCGGAGGAAGCAGTTTCTACCGGCCAGAGCTACCAGATCGAGCAGATGCAGCTTACCCGCGCCAGCCTGAAACAAATCCGGGAAAGCATTTCCTTTTGGGAGGGCAAGGTGGCAGAAGCCGAGCGGGAGGAACAGGGGCGGGGCAGAAACCGTATCTACCATTTCGCCCCGCATGATGTGTAAGGACGGTGGGAACCATGGTAAATATTCTGGATAAGGCAATCGCGGCGGTTTCCCCCATTGCGGGCTATCGACGCGCCACGGCCAGAGCAGCCCTGTCCATCCTGAACAACGGCACGGGCTATGGAAACTATGGCGCATCCCATACGTCCAGAGCCATGCGCAGCTGGCACGTCGGCGGCGGATCGTCAAAAGAGGACATCGAGGACAACCTTGATACCCTGCGCAAGCGGAGCCGGGATGCTTACATGGGTATCCCTCTGGCGGCTGGCGCATTGAAGACTTTGCGCACCAACGTAGTGGGGTCTGGTCTTGTGCCAACGCCGCAGGTCGATGCAGATTATCTGCATCTGACCGAAGAACAGGCAGACCAGCTGCAAGCGCAGATCACCCGGGAATTTAATCTCTGGGCAGACAGCACGGCTTGCGATGCAAGCGGCATGGACAATTTCTGGCGGATGCAGACATTGGCGTTCACCAGTTTTCTGATGAACGGTGACGCTTTTGCCGCAGTCCAGTACAGAGAACGCCCGAACTGGCCGTATGCTTTGCAGCTGCGCTTGATCGAAGCGGACCAGGTGTGCAGCCCTGGGCGTTCGGACCGGCTGGCACCCTGCAAGGTGGGCGGCGAAGATGTGTTCCAGATCGTACAGGGCGTGGAAACAAATGAGGCCGGAGAAATAATCGCTTACTGGGTCGCCAATCGGCACCCGCTGGAATATGACAACCCGGTGCCGCTGGCATGGAACCGAGTAGAAGCCCACGACCCGGCAACTGGCGCACCGAACATCCTGTGTATCACGCAGAGAGAACGCGCCGGGCAGCGGCGGGGCGTTCCCCTGCTGGCCCCTGTGCTGGAGAGCCTGAAACAGCTTGGCCGCTATACGGACGCGGAGATCACGGCGGCGGTGATCAGCGCCATGTTCACGGTGTTCGTGAAGTCACAAAACCCGTCGGACGGCAGACCGTTTGGAGAAATGATACCGGCGGAGGAGCTGATCGACAGCGCCGACCAGAGCAGCATCGAGCTGGGGCCGGGGGCCATCATTGACCTGAACCCCGGCGAAGAGGTGCAGTTTGCAGACCCGAAGCACCCAAACACCGGGTACGACGACTTCACGAACGCAACCATCCGCCTGATCGGCGCGGGGCTGGAGATACCGCCGGAAGTGATGATGAAGCAGTTCACCACCAGCTATTCGGCGGCTCGCGGCGCACTCAACGAGTTCTGGCGCACCTGTAGTATGCAGCGGGACTGGTTCACGGACGATTTTTGCCAGCCGGTCTATGAGGAGTGGTTCGCAGAGGCGGTCGCCCGTGGGCGTATCCACGCGCCGGGCTTTTTCACCGACCCAGCGCGGCGCAAGGCGTACACGGCCTGCGCGTGGAACGGCCCGGCACGGACGAACCTGAACCCCGTACAGGAGGTGGATGCCGCCATCAAGCGAGTGGATGCCGGTTTCAGCACGGCGCAGGAGGAGACGGCACAAATGACCGGCGGGGACTACAACCGCAACATCAAACTGCGCGTGACGGAGGCTAAGCGCAAGCGCGAGGTGGACGAGATCGGAAAAGCGCAGACGGCAGGAGAATAGGAGGAAAACAGAAATGCCCGAAAACAAGAAATTCTGGAAATTCTGCAATCAGGCAGGAAACAAGGTAGAGCTGCTGCTTTACGGCGACATTTCGCAGACGAGCTGGTGGGGCGACGAGGTGACCCCGAAGCAGTTTGCGGAGGAGCTGGCCGGTCTGGGAGCGCTGGACGAGATCACGGTGCGCATCAATAGCGGCGGCGGCGACGTGTTCGCAGCGCAGGCCATCGGCAACCAGCTTGAACAGCACCCGGCGGCGGTGACGGCGAAGATCGACGGCCTGTGTGCCAGCGCGGCAACCATCGTCGCCTGCCACTGCGGCAAGGTGATCGCAGCCAACGACAGCACCTACATGGTGCATCCGGTGCGCATGGGCGCTTGCGGCTACTACAACGCCGAGGAATTGCAGAAGTACATCGAGGCGATGAACGCCATCCGGGAAAGCATCGTGGGCCTGTACGCGAAAAAGACAGGCAGAGATAAGGACGAGGTGGCCGGATGGATGGACGAGACAAGCTGGTGGACGGCGGCGCAGGCAAAGGAAAACGGCTTTATCGACGAGTTGACGGACGAGGCGGACGGAACGGTGATCGAAAACCGGGACGGGCTACTGTTCGTCAACAGCGTCAACACACACCTGCCTTTCGACAAGGCACCCAACTTTGTACAAAGCAGCAAGGCAGCTCCCGCCTCCTGCTCTGTAAATAACAAATGCCATAAGGAGGTAACGAACATGGCAAACGAGATCAAGACCGTGGACGACCTGCGCGGGGCATATCCCGCACTGGTCAATGAAATCGAGGCGGCGGCGGCGAACAAAGCGACGAGCGACGAGCGCCAGCGCATCCACGACATCGAGGACATGGCCATGTCCGGCAGCGAGGCGCTGACGAACGAGGCCAAGTTCACAAAGCCGGTGAGCGCCAGCGAGTACGCTGTGGCCATGATGAAAGCTGCCAAGGAGAGCGGCAACGCATGGCTCAACGGAGCAAAGGCCGATGCCGACAAGAGCGGCATGGGCGGCGTGAAGAACGGCGGCGGTACGGGCAAGCAGGACGAGTTCATGGACGCGATCAAGTCCATGGGCAAGAAGCAGTAAAGGAGGAGAAAGAACATGAGTATGGATTTGGCGAAAAAGACATTTTCCACGCAGCCGGATTACCTGATCGCAGGGAATGCGGAGATCGTTACGGCAGTCAAGGAGGCATCCGCTGCCTTGAAGCGCGGCGCTCCCGTGGTTCTCAACAGCGACGGCAAGCTGGCCGCCATCAGCGTGAGCGGCAGCAGTGCCCCCTACACCGTGACCACCACGGGCCTGTACGGCATTCTGGCGGAGGATGTCGCATCGGGCGAGGACGGCATTGTGTACCTCTCCGGCGAGTTCTTCGCCGACGCGCTGGTGCTGCCCGCCAACGCCACCGCTGCGGACGTGGAGGTTCCTCTGCGCAACCTCGGCATCTACTTGAAGTAAGGAGGAAGAAAGAATATGGCTAACGAAGTGAACATTTACTCCCCCCGCTATCTGGCGGAGGTGGTGAGACAGACCCCTGCCGTACACACCTATTTCCGCGACACCTTTTTCACCAACGTCAAGACGTTCGCTACCGAGCGCGTGGACATCGACCTTGTGAAAGGCGACCGCCGCATGGCGGCCTTTGTCCATCCCCGCGTGGGCGGCAAGGTGTTGAAAGCCAACGGCTACCAGACCGAGAGCTACAAGCCCCCTCTGATCAACCCCTATGACGTGACAACCGCTGACCAGCTCATGACCCGCCTGCCGGGCGAAGATCTGTACAGCGGCATGACCCCCGCTCAGAGGGCCGCGCAGAAGCTCATGGAGGAGTACGCCACACTGAACGACGCGACCACGCGCCGCGAGGAGTGGATGGCGGTGCAGGCCATCGTGACCGGCACCATCCCCATTGTGGGCGAGGGCGTGAACGAGACCATCGACTTCGGCCTGACCAACAAGAAAACCCTGACCGGCGACAACAAGTGGGGCGGCACCAAGGCCGACATCCTCGGCAACCTTGGTGACTGGACGGATGCGGTGCTGCACGGCGGCTTCGCCAACGTGGACACCATCATCATGGGCAAGACGGCCAAGGCAAAGTTCTTTGCCGATGCCAACGTGCAGAAGATGCTGGACAACCGCCGCATGAACCTCGGCGAGATCGCCCCCCGCGACCTGCCCAACGGCGTGAAGTACCTCGGCCACCTGAATGACCCCAGCCTTGACATGTACGTTTACGGTGAGGTCTACTACGACGACTGGACTAACCCCGACGCGCCGGAGACCAAGCCGCTTATCCCGGACAACATGATCATCCTGATCAGCTCCAGACCCAACTATATGATGGCCTACGGTGCCTGCACCTACATCGAGGACGCATCCGGCCTGTGGGTGACCTCCCAGACCAGCCGCGTCCTGCGCAGCTATGTGGAGCATCATCCCGACCGCCGCATGGTGGAGCTGCAGGCGCACCCGCTGCCCATCCCCGACAAGGTGGATAGCTGGCTGGTGGCGACCGTGTGCTGACATGGCGCTGTTCGAGCTAAAGCAGGAATACAGCGGAGCGGAGGGGGCTGCCCCTCCGCTCACCTTTAAGGACTGTGCCGCAGCGGACATCGACGCGGTTTTCTTTGAGCAGGACGAACACGCGGACTGGCATACGGTTGACGGCAAGGACGCACTGGTGATCGTGGACGATCAACGGCTCAAAGAGCATAGCGCCCATTGGGAGGCGGGAGCCAAGCAGAACTTCGACACGGGACTGTATACGGCCTACACAGTGCTGTATATCCGCGTGAGCGACTACGGGCCGAAGCCGAAAGTGGGAAAGCACCTCGTTCTGGACAAAGGGACGAACCGGCAGCGGTCGTATACCATCCTCAACTGCGAGGAGGAGGCGGGCGTGTACCGCATTTCCATGGAAAGGACGCGGCAATGAGCAGAGTAACCTATGACGCAGGGAACCTGACCATCGAAGTGGACGGGCTGGACACCGTGGCGGCGGCGCTGGGCGATTTGAAGAAAAAGACACCGGCGGCGGCCAAGGTAGCCATCAACGCCACGGCACGGCAGGCCCGCAAGCTGATGATCGCAAAGGCAAAGGCGCGGTACGCCGTGAACGCGGCGGGCAGGCGGCACCTAAAAGACCTTGTGCAACGGAAAAAGGCCAGCAACACCAGTTTGAGCGCAGAGCTGCACATCGCAAAGATGTGCAGCGATCTCAGTTATTTCCAACACAGGCCGACGGAGCGCTTTACCGGGCGCGAGGTTTTGCACCACGCGCCAAAGTATGTGAAAGCCCGTGTTCTGAAAGCCTCGTCCATGGCGGCGCTGACAGGCAATGCCAACATGAGCAAGGGCTTTCTTGTGCAGTTCAAGAGCGGCCACATCGGCATGGTGCAGCGACAGATCGGCTCCAGTTCCAGCCACACGGTCACGGAGCGGGGCCGCCCAAGGTGGCGAAACAAGGACGGTAAGGTGGAAAAGCTGGTGACGATGGGAAGCCCGTCGGCCTCGGCGATGCACTCTACCGTCTGGCCGATGGTGGAGCCGGAGGTGTCCGAGTATCTGCAAGACCGACTGATGGAGCAGACCGAACGGGTGCTGGCGCGAGCGGCGAGGAGGAAGTAAGCCATGAAGAACTATATGGATGCGGTGAGGGCCGCAGGCATCGGGCGAACTCCCCAGCTCTGCCAAGACGCGCTGATCGAAACGCTGGAGGAGCTTTTCGCCGGGAAGAAGTACAACGGCCAGCAGAGCCGCAAGGAGCTGAAAATCTTCAAGCAGGATTTGCCGGTGCCGGAGGACTATGACGCGGATGTGGACACGGACGCGGCGGCGGCCCCGTACATCGTTGTGCGCATGACAGGCGGCGAGATCAAGAACGACGACGGGCCGCAGGCGGTTGAGTTCAGCCTGATCGTGTGCGCCTACGACGAGGGCAAGGAGCGAGAGGGCTATCAGGATGTTGCCAACATCAAGGAGGACATCGTGCAGCGGTTATGCACCAAGCCGTATTTCGGCGGGGCGTTCACCGTGCTGAAACCCATTGCGTGGGCCATGCAGCAGGACGACACCTACCCGTACTACTTCGGGGCGTGTTCGTTGACCTGCACCGCACCGGCCATGACACAGGACACAGAAATGGAGGAGCTGGTATGAGCAAGAAAAACGATAAGCTGGCGGCGGATGCCGCTGTGAATGAGACGGCCATCCCGGCGGCGGAGACCGCTACCGAGACCACGCCAACGGAGCGGGAGAATACGAGCGCGACGCAGGTTTACTGCGGCCCAACGGTGCGCGGCGTTGCCAAGCAGTACACGGTATTTCACGGCGGCATCCCGGAGGCGCTGGAGGCGTTCATCGCCATTCACCCGGAGGCTGGGGAGCTGGTGGTGGACGTGGAGCGCTTTGCCGAGACGAGAAAGCGGCTGGAGACCGCAGGAACGGCGGAGGCCATTCTGTACGGCAAGATCAAATCCGAACTGTAAGGAGGAAGAAAGACTATGGCATACAAACACGGCGTATACACGAGCGAGGTTGCAACCAGCATGGTCGCGCCCATCACCGGCACGGCGGGCTTGCAGGTGATCGTAGGCACCGCCCCGGTGAATATGCTCAAAGACCCGGCGGCGGCGGTCAACGTGCCGCTGCTGGTGAGCAGCTACAAGGAGGCCGTGGAGGCGGTGGGCTATCTGCCTGACTTCGCCAACTACACCCTCTGCGAGTGCATCAGCGCAAATTTCAGCGTTGTGGGTATCGCGCCCATGGTGCTGATCAATGTGCTTGACCCTGCCAAGCACAAGATCGCCATCACCGGCGGAACCGTTCAGGTGAACGACGGAGTGGCGGTGCTGGAGGAGACAGGCGTTCTGCTGGAGGGGCTGACCGTTAAGAGCGGCTCCACCACGCTGACCGCAGGCACGGACTACACCACCACATGGAACGACGACGGTACGCTGAATATCGTGGTGCTTTCCACCGGCGCGGGTAAGGAAGCAACGAGCCTGACTGTGACCGGCAACAAGATCGACCCCAGCAAGGTGACGGCGGCGGACATCGTGGGCGGTGTGGACAGCTCCACCGGCAAGGAGACCGGCCTTGAGGTGGTACGTCAGGTCTATCCGAAGCTGTCCATGACACCCGGCATCCTGCTGGCCCCGCGTTTCAGCAAGGACGCGACGGTGGCGGCGGCATTGCAGGCCAAGACCAAGAGCATCAACAGCGTGTTCGGCGCGGTGTGCGTTGTGGACATCGACAGCAGCAACACCGGCGCGACCAAGTACACCGCCGTCAAGACCACCAAGGAGGCGCAGGCGGTGAGCGACCCCAACGCCTACGCAGTCTGGCCCTTTGCCAAGGTGGGCAACACGGTGTACAGCGGCAGCGCACTGGCGGCGGCGCTGACAGCCTACACCGACGCGCAGAACGACGACACGCCCAACGTCAGCCCCAGCAACAAGACCATCGCCGTTTCTGCTGCCTGCCTCGAAGATGGCACGGAGGTGGTGCTTGATCAGGAGCAGGCCAACACCGTGAACAGCTTCGGTGTGGCAACATGGCTGAACATGAACGGCTTCCGCCTGTGGGGCAACAACACGGCGGCCTACCCCGGTATCAGCGACCCGAAAGATCGCTGGTTCAGCGTCCGCCGGTTCCTGACGTGGGCGGCCAACACGTTTATCCTGACCTACTTCCAGAAAGTGGACAGCCCCGCCAACAAGCGGCTGATCGAGGCCATCGTGGACAGCGAGAACGTGCGCGGCAACGGCTTTGTGGCCCGTGGTGTGTGCGCCCGCTATGAGATCACGTTCAACGAGGACGAGAACACCACCGCCGATCTGCTGGACGGCAAGATCACATTCCACCAGTACATCACCCCGTTCACCCCTGCGGAGGACATCGAGGACATCATCGAGTTTGACCCCGACGCTCTTTCCGCCGCGCTGAACTGATAAGGGAGGGAAAAGAAGATGATTTCCAACAACTATATCCCGGAGAAGATCAACGAGTATAACGCCTATCTGGACGGCACGAAGATGATCGGCGTGGCCGCGTCGGTGACGCTGCCGGAGGTCAACATGAAAACCAGCACCGTTTCCGGCGTGGGCGTGAACGGCGAGCTGGACAGCCCCACCATCGGCCAGTTTGAGAGCATGGAGCAGGAAATCCAGTTCAACACGCTCTACAGCTCCGCCATGGATATGCTCTCCCCCCTGTCCACGGTGAACCTGACGCTGCGAGCCTCGCAGCAGGTCTACGACAAGCAGGGCGGCTACAATTTCAAGGGCCTGCGCGTGGTGGAGATCGGGCGCGTGAAGAAGTTCAACCCCGGCAAGGTGGAAAAGGGCGAGGCCATGGAGGCCACCGTGACGCTGGAGCTGACCTACCTGATGATCGAGGTGGACGGCCAGCAGCTCTTGGAGGTTGACAAGCTCAACGGCATCTACAAGGTCAACGGCACGGATATGCTGGCGGGCGTGAACAGCCTGATCTAACGGGCGCAAAACAATACGGCCTGTCCCTGCGCAAACGGGGGCGGGCCGTGTTTTCACACAAAAAACAATGCTGAAAGGAGCGACAACCAATGGCAGAGGACAAGATCACGGCGGCAGAGACCGCAAACGAGGGGGCAAAAAAGAGCGAGAACATCGTGGAGCTGGCAAGGCCCTACGGGTTCGAGGGCAAGGAGTACGGAGAGATCGACCTGACGGGGCTGGAGAAGCTGACTGTGCAGGACGCTATCGACGTGCAGCGGCAGCTTTTCGGCGAGGGCGAGGCGGCGGCCTCGGTGCTGTGCGAGACCACGACGGCATTTGCCCGCGCCATGGCGGTCAAGGCCACCGGAATGCCCATTGAGTTTTTCAAGCTGATGCCTCGCGGCGCTTTCAAGCGCGTGGCAGGTGCGGTGCGCAGACACCTGAACGTGGAGAGCAGAACGGAAAACCATGTGATGCATCTGGAGAAGCCGCGCCATTACAAGGGCAAGGAGTACCGGGACATCGACCTGAACGGCGTGGCAGACCTGAACACGCTGAATGAGAGCGAGGCGGAGAACCGCATGGCCCGCGAGGGCTTTGTGGTGACGGAGAACAGCACCAACTATCTGTACTCCTGCGTGATCGCCGCCATGGCAACGGGCATCCCGGAGGAGTTCTTTACCACGCTGCCCCTGTATGAGCTGCTGAAACTGAAAAACGCGGTGAACGACGCGGATTTTTTCGGATAAAGGGCGGAGCCAAAGCCCTGCGGAAAGCGGCTATCCGGCTGTCCTCGGTGACACGGACGGGCGTGGACTTCTATCTGAAAATGCCTGTCCGGGACTTTATTGAGCTGAATAGCGAGGTGGCGGAGGAATGGCGAACAATAAAACATTAGAGTTAAGCATCAAGATCGCCGGTAAGATGGACAAAAGCCTGATGGCGGCGCTGAACGGGAGCCAGAGCCAGATCAGCAGCTTTGCCCGCAGCATCAGCTCCATCGGAACGGCGGGACTTGCGGCCATGGGGACGCTGGCGACGGCGACTGTGGCGACCATCGCAAGCTGCACCAAGGAAGCGGCGAAGTTTGAAAACTACATGGCGGATGTGGTCAAGTACGTAGACGGTCTGGCAGATGCTACCGGAAAGATCAGCGACAAGGTGGCGGATAACGGCAAGACCTACGCGCAGAACTACGAGGCCATGAAGGACGCAATCAAGGATTTAAGCACACAAATCCCCTATACGCAGGAGGATTTGACACGCCTCGCCGCTGCGGCGGGCCAATCCGGCAAGTCTATGGAGGACTTGATCAAGATCGACAGCTCCGGCAATGTTACCGGTTTCCTACGGGACATCGCCATGACCGGCGCGGCCATGGACATCAGCGCCGATCAGGCGGGCAACTGGGCCGCCAAGTGGGAGCAATCGCTGAAAATGACCCACGAGGAGGTCATGGTGCTCTTTGACCAGATCAACTATCTGGGTGCAAACAGCGCGACCACGGCGGCGGAAATCGCGGAGGCGGTCAATTCTGCGGCGAGCCTCGGCCAAGTGGGCGGCGTAAGCGCGGCTACAACGGCGGCGTTGGCGGATGCCATGCTGGCAACAGGCGTATCGACTGATCGCGTCGGCACCAGCATCAAGCGCATGATCGTGAATTTGAGCAAGGGCGCAAGTGCGACGAAAGCCCAGAAAGAACAGTTCGAGGAGATGGGCATGAGCGCGGAGTGGGTCGCCAAGGCCATGCAGGAGGACAGCGTGGGAACGCTGGATACCATCTTCAAGGCCATCAACGATCTGCCGCAGGAGCGACAGGTAGCGGCGCTATCCACCCTGTTCGGCCAATGGGCCATTGAGGGCGGTGCGAAGATCGTCAACAATCTCGATGTGTACCGAAAGGCGCTGGAAATGGTGAGCGACCCAAGCCTGTACACGGGAAGCATGGAGCGGGAGTTCAACATCAAATCGCAGACCCCGGAGGCCATCGAGACCATGCTGAAAAGCACCAAGACGGCGCTGAAAATCGAGATCGGCGATGCGTTCCTCCCGGCGAAAAAACAGTTCAATCTCTCCATGATCGACTTTCTAAACAGCATCCGAAAGAATATGCCGGAGCTGACGCAGCTTGCGGAGAGCTTGGGAACGCTGGCAAGCCGGGGCGTGGAGAAGCTGGGGAGCGCTATGGACACGGCGCTGCCGTACATCCAAAAGGGGCTTGACTACCTGATCAACAACGGCGAGCAGGTGGTGCGTGTGCTGGGCGGCATGGCGGCGGCGTTTGTTGGCATGAAGTTCGCCCCGGCGGCGGAGGCTATTTTCTCCGGCGGAAAGGGCGGACTTGCTGGCCTGTTCAAGAGCGGCAAGAGTGCGGGCGCGGCGGGCGCAGGGCTTTTCTCTGCGTTCCGGGGCGCATCGGGAAGCAACGGCTTCCGCACGACGCTGGGGGCGGCAATCTCCAGTCTGATCGGTGGAAACGGCATTAAGGGAACCACAGGACTTTTGAGCGCGGCGGCGGGAACGCCGGGGCTGTTGTCCGGCTACCAAAGCGCGGGAAGCGTCCTGCGGGGGGCAATCGGAAACAGCAAGACCGCGCAATGGCTGGGCGGCATCGGCTCGTCCCTCGGAAATCTCGGCGGGATGTTCGCCAACAGCCGGGCCGGACAATTTGCGGGCGGCCTTATGGGAAAGGCGGGCGGTGCGCTGGGTAAGTTGACCATGCCGCTACGACAGGGCATCGCGGGCATTGGAGCGGCGGCTACCATTCAGGGCAGCATCTTCCAGCAGGGCCTTTCCGGTTTGCTGGGGAAAGCGGGAGGCGTAGTAAGCGGTATCGCAAACTCCGGTGCCGGGAAAGCTGTCGGGAGCATATTCAGCGGCGGGGCCGGTCTACTGGGGAGTATCTATGGCCCTATTGCTGGCGGCCTCGGTAGTCTGCTGTCCGGGGCGCTGCCTATTGTGGGTGTGATCTCCGGCATCATCGCCGTGGTGAGCATCCTGACGGACAAGTTCGGCGGGCTGGACAAAATCATACAGCGGGTGTTCGGCGACACGGGACTGGAAAAGTTTACGGTATTCAAGGACGCGCTGCTGGGATTGTTCGAGGACGGCGGTGTGGCAAAGGCGCTGCAACCGCTGCAGGAGAGCATCACCAATCTGTTCGGCGAGGACGCGGGCGCAGCCTTTGGAGGCATTACCACCATCCTGCAATCGGTAATGGGCGTGATCGGCCAGCTCGTGACATTTTCGCAGACGACGGTGCGGCCCATCATCGAAAGCCTATTCGGCTTTATCACACAGACGGTGGTGCCGGTCATTCTGCAAACCATCACAGCGGCGGCTCCATCCATCGCATCCATCATCAGCGGCGTGGGTTCCGTGGTCATGACGGTGGCGCAGATCATCGGCGAGGCAATTCAGTTCCTTATGCCGATCATTCAGACGGTGATCACGGTGCTGCTGCACATTGGTCAGGTAGTGGTTCCGGCGGTGCTGGCCGCCATCGGTGTCTTTGCCGAGGGCATCAGCAGCGCGATCAACGGGGTCAAGACCATCTTTGAGGGCGTGATCAACTTCATCACCGGCGTGTTCTCCGGCAACTGGCGTATGGCGTGGGAGGGTGTGAAATCCATCTTCGTGGGCATCTTCAATACGCTGGGCGCTCTGTTCAAGACCCCCATTAACGCGGTGATCGCCCTGATCAACAAGGCAATCGCAGGCATCAACAGTCTCGGCATTACCATCCCGGACTGGGTGCCGCTGCTGGGCGGCAAGTCGTTCTCCATCAATATCCCGGAAATCCCCATGCTTGCGCAAGGCGGCTTTACAAACGGCGCAAGCATCGCGGGCGAGGCCGGAACGGAGGCGGTGATCAGCTTCCAGCGGGCGGCCCGGCGGGACAATCTGGACATCTGGGCAAAGGCCGGGCAAATGCTGGGCGTGAAGCCGGTGGAGCTGGCGGAAATCGACGGCGGCGGCTCCGGCGGCGGAGGCGGCATGGCCTTTGCGCCGGTGATCAACATTCAGGGCAGCGCCGACCGCAGCATGGTGGAGGAGGCTCTGGCCGAGGCGCAGGCACGGTTTGAAGCGTGGTATCTCCAGATGCAGCGCAGACAGGCCCGCACGGCATACTGACGGGAGGAAACGCGATGTACACGACCAAGAGCGGCGACACATGGGATGTGATCGCCAAGGAGGTATACGGCAGCGAGTACCACGCCGACGTGCTGATGGCGGCCAATCCGCAGGAGATCGACACGTTTATCTTCAACGCCGGGGTGGAGCTGAACACCCCGGCGCTGGAGGAGGAGCGGGACGGACTGATGCCGCCGTGGAAATACGAGGCGAGCTATGATTGAGACAAGACGGCTGGCGCTGGATGTGCGCTACAACAGCTACCCTTTTGCCGGGCAGGTGGGCGGAGACATCGAGAGCCTGACCTACACCGACAGCGCGGCGGACAACAGCGACAGCATCGACATCACCATCAACGCGCAGGACAGGAAATGGCTGCTGGGCTGGATGCCGGAAAAGGGCGCGACGCTGCGGGCGCGTGTTCTCGGCTACAACTGGGAACGGCAGGGCCAGCGGAGCATCATGGAGTGCGGGTTGTTCGTGCTGGACGATGTGAGCTTTTCGGACGCGCCGACGACCTTGCAGGTGGGCGGCGTGAGCAAGCCCAGCGACAGCGACTTTTCGGAGCTGGAGCGGGACGTGATCTGGAAGAACACCAGCATCAAGCGTATCGGCGCAAAGATCGCCGCGCGGTACGGCCTTGCGTTCACCTACGATGCCGACGACTACGACATCGAGTGCGACGAGCAGGACGGCACGGACAGCAGCTACTACAACAGCCTGTGCAAAAACTACGGGCTTATCCTGAAAGTGTACGCCCGGAGGCTGTGGGTGTATGACCGGGAGAAGTACAAGGCAAAGCGGGCCGTGCGCACCTTTGACCGCTCGCAGATCAGGCCGGGGAGCTTCGGCTACACCGCCACCCTGTCCGGCACCTATACCGGCGGGTACTTTAATTACACGGACGCGGACAAGGACATTGACATCGAGTGCAGCGTGGGCGGCGGCTCGCACACCAAGAGCGTGAACCGGCGGGCTACCAGCGTATACGATGCCAGCGTCCAGCTCTGCGCGGAGCTGAACAGCGCCAACCACGGGACGGTGAAGCTGCGCTTCGGCGTGGACGGAGACTGGAGGGTAAGCGCGGGAAACTGCATCGCGCTGACAGGCTTTGGAAACCTGAACGGAAAATACTTTGTGGACAAGGTGACGCACAAGGTCAGCAGCAACGGACTGACCACCGACTTTGAGTGCAGCGGTATCGGCCCGGCGTTCCATTCGTGGGACGTGGGCGGCAAGATCGTGTATCACGAAAAGACGGCGGACAGCGGCGTGAGCTATGACAGCACCTACGCTACCACCAGTCCGGCGGCGGGCGCAGCCAGCGCGGCGGCAGGCGGCGAGGCGGGACAGGCGATCACGCTGAACAAGGCTCCGCTGTATGTTTCCAGCACGGCAAAGAACAAGGCGGGAACCAAGACCGGCACCTACTGGCTGTACGACGGTATCCTGATCAACGGGCGCTACCGCGTGACAAACAGCGCGGCGCGATGCGGAAAGCTGCCGGTGGGGCAGAACGTGACGGGCTGGGTGCCTGCGAGCTACTGCATCGCCAGCGAGGAGGCGAAAAAGTAATGGCGGGAACAAACAGAACCGGGCGCGTGAGCGCTATCGACTATAAGGCGGGAACCTATGAGGTGACCTACTTTGACCGGGGGAAAAGCGTGACCCGCCAGATCAACGCCATCAGCAACGGCGAGTACAAGATGCCCAGCATCGGGCAGGTGGTGAGCGTGAGCCACAACAGCAACGGAGCTGCGGCGGGAACCACCACCGGAACGGTGTGGAACAAGACCAACACCCCGGCGGAGGGCTACAAGGGCCTGTTCCGAAAGGAGTACGCCGCACGAAGGGGACTGGCTTATGAGCGCTACGACGAGAACACCGGCGTTTACACACAGTATGTGAACCGGCGGACGGGGCGCAACTGCAACGGCGAGATATACGACGAGGCGAAAGGCGCAATCAGCCTTGTGGCGGGCGGGCAGTTTCAGGCCAAGAGCAGCGCCGCCAGCATGAGCCTGAACGCCAAAACCGGCGTTGGCATCGTGGCGGGGACAACGGTGAGCATCGAGGCAGGAACCTTTGTGAGCATCGAGGCCGCAGGCGCTTTGAGTGTGACGGCGGGAGGCAAGTACACATTCGCCGCAAAAAAAGGCGCAAAGATCGAGGTAGAGGGTGGCGACGCGGAGATCACCATAAACGGCGCAACTGTAAAGGTGACGGAGGCCGGGGATGTGGAGATCGGAAGCCCCACCAAAATCAGCCTGACAGCCCCGGAGATCAACGCCACGGCGGCGAGCGGAGACATCACCATCAACGGCGTGAGCCTTGTGAACCACACGCACATGAGCGGCGCGGTGGGAAAGCCGGATAAGTAAGGAGGGGCGAAAAGTGGCATTGGGAAGCTACATGGGCATGACGTTCACGGTGAGCGACCGGCGCATCCTGACACCGAGCGGGCTGAAAGGCCAAGGGGGCAGCGATTGGGCGACCCACAACCGGACAGGCGCACGGGCGCGGAGCCAGTGGATTGCCCCGAAGCTGCGGAAATACCAGTTCGATCTTTTGCTGCGGGCGCAGGACGGGGTAAACCCGCGAAGTGTTCTGCGGCATTTTCAGCGCATGGCGGAGACTAACGCGGCGGACTGGTTCATCGTGGGCGGCTCGCCAGTATCACCGTATCCGTTCAAGATCACGGACATCAGCGACGAGTGGGGCGCGGTGCTGCACGGCGGAGCGATGGTGGAGTGCAAGGTGAGCCTGACCATCGAGGAATACCTGTAAGGAGGCAGCCATGTTATCGACGGAAAACGCGGTGATCGAGATACTGCCGGGGAGCGCAAACGACAGTACGGCGGCGGAGGTGTACCGCAATTTGCAGGTGCTTTACGCCACGAGGGCCGGAGAGCAGGCGCTTGACCGGGAGTTCGGCATCGACGGGACGATTATCGACTGCCCGCAGGAAAATGCGCAAGTCCTGCTGGCGGCGGAGTATGTGCGCAAGACAGAACAGTATGAGCCACGGGCGCGTGTCGTCCGTGTGGAATGGACTGCGGAAAAATCGCAGGACGGGAATATGATACCAAAGGTGGTGATCGAGCTTGTCTAATATCGCTGAATTGGCAAACTGCCCGGAGCTGAGTTTCATCGAAAGCATGACTTTGCAGGAGACGGAAGAACAGCTCCGCGAGCTGTACACCAAGTATTACCGGGAGGCCACAGGAAAGGAGCCGGAGATCGGCGAGGCCGACCCGCTGAACCTGCTGATGAAAGCCTTTTGCGCGATGGAGTATCAGACGATGCAGTACGCCGACGCAAAGGGACGGATGGAAATGCTGAAAACCAGTACCGGAGACGCGCTGGATGCGCTGGCCGCTCTTGTGGGGCTGACGCGCAAGGAGGCAAACCGGGCCACGGCGACGGTGCGATTTACGCTTTCGGAAGCGCAAAGCGGCGCGACGGCCATTCCGACGGGAACGCGGGTCAAGAGCGAGGACGGGAAATACTTCAACACCGTGGAATACGGCGAGATAGCGGCGGGAGAGACCTACACCGACGTGGTGGTGCAGGCGGAGGAGGCCGGAGCGGATAGCAACGGCATTCTGTCCGGCGGCATCAAGATACTGGTTGACCCAATCGCCTATGTTGCCAGCGTGAGCAACACCACGCCAAGCACCGGCGGACTGGACGCAGAGGACGACGACAGCCTGACACGGCGCATCTACCTCGCCCCCAGCGTGTATAGCTGCGCCGGGCCGCGCGATGCCTATGAATACTACGCGCGGGAGTGGCGGGGTGATGTAGCTGACGTGCGCATCGTCAGCCCGCTGCCGGACGAGGTAAATATCTACTTCGTGATCGAGGACGAGAACGGATTGCGCGTCCCCAACAGCACGGAGCTGACGGCCATGGCGGCCTATCTGGACGACGAGACCATCCGCCCGCTGTGCGACAAGGTGACGGCGCTGGCCCCGGACGAGGTGGAATACGCCATCACCGTGAAATACTGGATCGCGGAAAGCGACCAGCGAAGCGTGAGTGAGATACAAAGCCGCATCGCGGCGGCGGTGGCGGACTTCCAGACATGGCAAAGAAAGCTGGGGCGAGACATCAACCCGACGGAGCTGATCGCCCGGCTGCGGGAAGCGGGGGCCAAGCGGGTAACGCTGACCGCCCCCGTAGACACCGTGATCGACACCACGGAGCTGCCGAAATGCACGGGGGCCACCGCCACCTATGGAGGGCTGGAGGATGATTAAGAGCCTGAAAAATGCCCAAATCGCCGACGGCTTGCCGCGCATTCTGGGAGAACAGCCGTGGGTAAAGGCCCTATCCATGGCGATGCTGGAGCTGCACCAAAAGACGATGGGCTATATCGCGGGAAGTCAGATATACACCGCCATCGACACCGTGGCCGAGGAGGTGCTGGACGCGCTGGCCGTGAACTGGAAGATCGACTGGTACGACACAGGGTACGACATCGAGCAGAAGCGGCGCATCGTCAAGACGGCGCTGAACATCCGGCGAACAATGGGAACTGCGGGAGCTGCAAGAACGCAGGCCGATGCGATCTATCCGGGAACAAAGCTGGAGGAATGGTTTGAGTACGGCGGCACCCACGGAAAGTTCAGACTGCGGGTAAACATCACCACCGTGGAGGAGCGGCAGAAGTTCGCCGCCATGACCATCGCAGAGATCGAACGTCGGCTCGCCGCTGCCAAGCGGTTCAGCGCACATCTGGAGGAAGTGGAATATTACGATGCGGGCGGCACCGCAACGGCCTACGGCATCGCGGCTATGGCTGGCGCGGCGGTGGTTGACTTCGGCAGCGCATCGAAATTCTAAGTCAGGAGGAAACGAAAAGTGGCATGGAAAGGCGTTATCACCAACAGCGGCAGTGAGCTGCTGGCACAATGGACAGCGGGAAAGACGCTGACCATCACCCGCGCGGCGGCGGGAACAGGCCGCGTGAGCGAGGCGGCGATGCTGGCGCAGACGGCGCTTGTGAGTGAAAAGCAGACGGTCAGCATCCTGTCCAACAAAACAACGGCGCATGGACAAAAGCTGCAACTGCAAGTGACACCACTGGCGACGGGATACCCCCTGAACCAGCTCGGCATCTGGGCAAAGCTGGACAGCGGCGCGGCAAGGCTGATCGCCCTATTTCAGACGGACACGGACGCGGGCGTGGAAATCCCCAGCAAGACGGACGTGCCGGACTATGTGTACACGTTCTACGGGCTGCTGGAGTTTACGGGCAGCGGCGGGACGCTGCAGGTGACCATCGACGCTTCGGCGCTGGTGACAGCAGAAAGCATGGCGGCTGCCATCAAGGCACACAACGAGGATGAAAACGCGCACGAGGGTATCCGTCAGGCCATTACGGACAAGCAGGACAAGATCACCGCCAGCGGTATCCTGAGAGGCGACGGCAAGGGCGGCGTTACGGCGCAGATGTTCGACACGGTGCCGACGGAGAACAGCGATAAGCTGCTGACCAGCGGTGCGGTGGCGGCGGCTCTTGCCAAAAAGGCGGGGCTGGGGACAGACGGAAAGGTGCCGGTCAGCCAGCTCCCTGTCAACACACCGGGCGGAGTGGCCGGACTGGGAGAGGACGGCAAGGTTGGCACCGGCCAGCTCCCTGTCAATACGCCGGGCGGCGTGGCAGGTCTCGGCGCGGACGGGAAGATGGACACCGATCAGCTCCCCATCAACGTGCCGAACGGCATCCCGACGCTGGGGGCAGACGGCAAGCTCAGCGCGGACAGTCTGCCGCAGGTAGGCATGACGGCGCAGATCGTTGTGACCGCACCAACCGGCTCCACGGTGACGGCCACGCTGGGAACCAAGGTATACACCGCAACGGAGAGCGGCGGAAAATGGACGTTTGATGTGGAGGACTACGGAACATACACCATCAAGGCCACCAAGAACGGGCAGACTGCCACGGATACGGTGACAGTCTCCGTGGTGCAGCAGTACACGGCGACGCTATCCTACTTCACAGCGACCATCCACGTGAGCATTGACAGCGGCTCCACCGTCACCTGTACCAAGGGGAGCAAGACGCAGAGAAAGACGGCATCTGCAACGGGGACGGTGGACTTCACTGTGACGGAAAGCGGCACATACAACATCACCGCAACCAAGAACGGAGAGACGGCGGAGGACACCGCCACCATCACGGCAGACGGACAGACGGTAAATGTGAAGCTGGCCTACCGGCACGTCTACGGCGTGGTGTGGGACGGCACCAGCACAACGGTGTGGAGCCGCACAGACGAGGCCGCCAGCTTCGTGAACCCGACACCGTACAGGGCGGGGGCGACCAATTACGGAAGCCCATTTGACAACCTGTACCCGTGGAGCGGGATGGTGCGCGTGACGGATGCGGTGGCCGGTGAGCTGGTGGCTATCCCGAAGTTCTGGTACAAGTGGACAAAGAGCGGGAACAGCCTGAAACTCCAGATCGCGGATAAGGAAACGGACGGCTTTCACGTCTCCCCTGCCCACGCCGACCGAGGGGACGGCAAGGGAGAGCGGGACATTGTGTACATTGGCCGCTATCACTGCAACACCAACAACTACAAGAGCCAGTCCGGTGTAAAGCCGAAAGCGAATATCACGCGCAGCACGGCCCGCACGAGCATCCACAATCTGGGGAGCAACATCTGGCAGAGCGACATTCAGATGCGCATGACGATCTGGATGCTGTACCTTGTGGAGTTCGCGGACTGGAACAGCCAGAAAACCATCGGCAAGGGCTGCGGCAACAACAGCGCAACGGAGAATATGGGCTATACGGACAGTATGCCCTATCACACCGGAACGACGCTTGCGAGCCGGGACAGCTATGGCCTCGGTACGCAGTATCGCTACATCGAGGGCCTGTGGGACAACGTGTATGACTGGGGCGACGGCTGCTACTACAACAGCAACGGGCTGAACATCATCAACACGCCCAGCAGTTTCAGCGACAACAGCGGCGGCACCGCCGTGGGCGTTCCGTCGAGCGGATGGCCCAGCGCCTTTACCGTGGCAACGGTGGCCGGTCTGGAATGGGTTATCTATCCCACGGCATCGGGCGGTAGTGAGACGACATATTCGGCGGATTACTGGAGCTTCAGTGCTTCCAGCCCGTGTCTGTGCTTCGGCGGTAACTATGTCCAGTACGGGAACCACGGGCTGTTCTGCGTGAGCTACACCGGCGCGTCCAACTCGAGCGCGGGCATCGGCTGCCGCCTCCAAAAACTCCCCTGACGGGGGAGTGCAGAGGGGGACGCATCCCCCTCTGCGTATCCTGCGGCCCGCAGGCCGCGCAAAAGGCTAACGGGTTTTCAGCCGCACAGGCGGCTTGAAAATACAGGGGATGACCGCGCACGCAGTCGGTGCCTTGCTTCTTGGTTCGGCGGATAACTGGAACTTCAATGCTTCCAACCCGTGTCTGTACTTCGGCGGTAACTATAACCAGAACGGGAACCACGGGCTGTTCTACGTGAACTACACCAACGCGTCCAACTCGAACGCGAACATCGGCTGCCGCGTCCTTTTATGGACTGGCTACCCACCTCCACACCCGGCAACGCAAAGACCAACGCCGGGGCGCGGACATCCTCGGCACCCCTTGGTGCAGATAAGCCATCAGGACACGGTTTAGTACACTCCCGCAACCTGCGGGGCGATGGAAAGACCGTGAGGCTAAAAGGAGGAAAACATTCCTGATGAAACGAGCAAACAACCTATTTCCAAAGCTGGTATCGGAAGAAAACCTGCGGCTGGCGATCTTCGCTGTGAACGTGACACACCGCTTCCGTCCGCACCACAGGCCAAACCGGACAGTGGCACGGGTGGAGGCGGACGTTGACCGCTATGTAAAAGAGCTGCGGGAGATCATTACAGGCGGTTACGAGGCGAACGAGCCGAGGCTTGCGCGACGATGGGACAAGAGCGCCGGAAAGTGGCGGGACATATCGGAGCCGAGACTGTGGCCTGACCAGTATGTGCATCACGCGGTCATTCAGGTGTTGGAGCCGATCATGATGCGGGGCATGGACAATTTCTGCTGCGGGAGCATCCGAAACCGGGGCATCCATTACGGCGTTCGAGCCATCAAGAAGTGGATGCGGACAGACCCAAAAGGGACGAAGTACGCCGAGGAGCTGGACATCCACCATTTCTACGACAGTTTGACGGCGGAGACGGTGATGAAGCGGCTCCGGCGGCTGGTGAAAGACCGGCGAATGCTGGAGGTATGCGAACGGTTGATGAAGCACGGTATTCTGATCGGCGCTTACTTTTCCCAATGGTTTGCCAACACGGTGCTGCAACCGCTTGACCGGCTGATACGGGAAAGCGGTCTGTGCGACCACTACCTGCGGTACATGGACAACTTTACCCTGTTCGGGCGGAACAAGCGGAAGCTGCGGCGACTGCGGGAGCTGATCGAGAAATGGCTGGCGGCACACGGCCTGCGGCTGAACGGCAAGTGGCAGCTCTATCCGACAGCAAAGCGGACGGTGGCGGCGCTGGGGTATCGCTTCGGGCGAGGGTATACCCTGCTGCGGAAACGAAACATGGTGCGCCTGAAACATTCTCTTTCCGCCTGCCGCCGTGCCATGCGGCGGCACCACGCGATCAAGCCCGCATTGGCGCAGGGGCTTTTATCCAGACTGGGCCAGATGAAGCACTGCAATCACGTTCACTTTTTCCAGAGCTATGTGGAGGCGGGTTTGCAGCGGAAATTGAAATGCGTGGTCAGAGAACACGCAAGAAAGGAGCGGGCAAGATGGAATACGTCTACGGAACAAGCGTTATCGGCGGCGTAGAACGGGAAAACCTGAAAATCGTGGGCGGCCCCGCGCTGCGGGAGGGTGAATACCTGACCACGGTGCGGGAGTACGACGACAGCAGCATCACAGACCGCTGCCGCATCGACCGGCACTATCACAGCGACACGGACGAGGACGGGACGCGGTACGACTTCTATACCATCAGCGAGCATTACCGGTATGTGGAAAGGATAAAGGTGATGGAAGAAACGAGAAAAGCAACGAAGATCGCCTTTGTGACGCTGGCGGAGAGCGGAAGCATCGACGCTGTGACTGCGGGGGAGCATAAGAGCCTGTTTGAAACGTGGCAGACCGGCGTTGCTTACACGGTGGGGCAGCTACGCAACTGGGGGGACAAGCTGTACAAATGCGTACAGGCGCACACCTCACAGGCTGGATGGGAACCGGACAAGGCGGTGTCGCTTTGGTCGGCGGCATCTGACCCGGCGGAAGAATGGCCGGAATGGAGCCAGCCGGTGGGGGCGCATGACGCTTACGCAAAGGGCGACAAGGTGAGCCACAATGGAAAGCATTGGACATCAACGGCGGATGCCAATGTGTGGGAACCGGGGGTATACGGCTGGACGGAGGCGACGGCGTGAGCAGCCATTTGCAGATCATCGCAGAGCTGGAGGCGCTTGTGGAAATGCAGGCGCGTACCGTCCGGGTGCTGGCGACGCGCCTTGCGGAGCTGGGCGACACCGTGACCGGGCGAGACGAGATCGCGGAGGCCGACGAGGCATACCGCAGGGCCATCGGCGGGGACGAATGGCCGGAGTGAAAGCAGGAGGACAGGAAAATGTACATCGACGCGGACACCATCATTGAGGCGGCCAGCCTTTTGGGAGCAATCGGAGCGCTGGTCGCCGCCATTGTTTCCGTGTACAAGGTCATTGAGAGCAACAAAAAGCAGAGCGAGTTCATCAACGCCATTCAGGAGGAGCAGACGCTTATCTGCTATGGCCTGCGCGGCGCGTTGCAGGGGCTTGTGGAGCAGGGGTGCAACGGGCCGTGCAAGGATGCGCTGGACAAACTGAATAAGCACCTGAACAAGAACGCGCACCCGCACATCAAGGAGGACTGACATGGCGGGAAAGCGAACGCAGGCAAAGACGAAAGGCCGGAAGAAGCACATGGGAACCATGGACTTTATTCTGCTGATCGTCTTTTTGTGTCTGACAGTATTCACGATAGCCATGATCGCGCTGTTTACCGTGTACGGCTCTGTACCGGATACGCTGATCACCTGCGTGTTCGCCACGCTGGGCGGCGAGTGCGGCATCCTCGGCTGGATAAAAACCACCAAGGAGAAGAAGCAGGACAGGCGGTGGCAGCTTGCGGACATGAGACGGGAAAAGGAGGAGGCGGAACGGATTGCACAGCAGACAGAGGAACCATGAGGAGGGATAAATCATGCTGGCAGGGAAAAACAACGAGGAGAAAATCTGGAATTATCTGAAATACGCGGGGCTGAACGACTTCGGCACCGCCGGCCTGATGGGAAACCTGTATGCGGAGAGCGGCCTTATCCCGAACAACGTGGAGAACCTATACGAAAAGAGGCTTGGCGTGACCGAGGCAAGCTATACGGCGGCGGTGGACAGCGGCAAGTATCAGTTCTTCGCAACGGATAAGGCGGGCTATGGCCTTGCTCAATGGACATACTGCTCCCGCAAGGCAGAGCTGCTGGACTATGCCCAATGCTGCCGAAAGAGCATCGGCGATCTGGAAATGCAGCTTGATTTCCTGATGAAAGAGCTGCGGGAGGGCTATAAGACGGTGCTGGCCGTGCTGAAAACGGCTGGAAGCGTCCGGACAGCATCGGACGCGGTGCTGCTGAAATTTGAGCGCCCGGCAGATCAGAGCGAGGCGGCGCAGGCCCGGCGAGCTGCGTTCGGCCAGAAGTATTACGACAAGTATGCGGCAGGGAGCGCCGCAGGAAGCGGAGGAAAGACTATGACGGAACAGGAACAGCGGCAGAAGATCGTGAGCATCGCACAGAGCTACATCGGATGCAAAGAGAGCGACGGGAGCCACAGGAAGATCATCGACCTGTACAACAGTCACAAGCCGCTGGCCCGTGGCTACGCTGTGAAGTACACGGACGCATGGTGCAGCACGTTCGCAAGTGCCGTCGCCATCGCGGCGGGAATGACCGACATCATCCCGACGGAGTGCGGCTGCGGAAAGCACATCGAGCTGTTCAAGAAGCTGGGGAGCTGGCAGGAGAACGACGCTTATGTGCCGAAGCCCGGCGACTATATTTTCTACGATTGGCAGGACAGCGGCGTGGGAGACTGTACCGGCAGCGCCGATCATGTGGGCATCGTGGAAAAGGTCAGCGGGACAAGCATCACCGTCATTGAGGGCAACTACTCCGACAGCGTGAAGCGCCGCACCATTTCTGTGAACGGGCGGTACATTCGCGGCTACGGCGTACCGAAGTACGGCGGAAAGGAGGCGACCGGCGGCGGGAATGCGGCGGACGCTGCACCGGCCAAGGGCGGCGGGTGCAAGGTGGGCGACATCGTGACATTCACCGGCGAGAGGCACTACACAAGCGCAAACAGCACCGTGGGCAAACCGTGCAAGCCGGGCAAGGCCAAGGTGACGCAGGTGTATCAGCCGCTTGTGAGCAGGCATCCGTACCACCTTGTCGCCGTGAGCGGCGGCGGAAGCACCGTGTACGGCTGGGTGGACGCGGCAGACATCAAGACCGAAGCGGCGGCGCTGGCCGTGGGCGCTCAGGTGACGATGGACAAGGCTGCCACAGTCTACGGCACCACGCGCAAGTTTTCCTCGTGGGTGTACAGCGCAAAGCTGTATGTCCGGGCAATCAGCGGCGACCGCATTTCAGTTTCCACGCTGAAAAGCGGCGCGATCACAGGAAACGTGGACAAGAAATATCTGACGAAAGTGTAAGGAGGTACACACCATGACACAGATCATTCCCGACATCATCAACATTGTCATTGAGGCCATTTTCGCCATCCTCGGCCTGTTCTTCACCGGCGTGGCCATTCCGTGGCTGGTCAAGACCGGCATCCCTTGGTTGAAAGACAAGCGCCTGTACGGCATTGTCACCGTTCTGGTCAAGGCGGCAGAGAAGCAGCGCGAGGCCGGTACGCTGACCATCCCGAAGTACGATTATGTGGTGCAGATGCTTGAAGCAAAGGGCATTAAGGTCACGGCGGAGGTAAAGGCCGTGATCGAGGCGGCGGTTAAGGAACTGGACATCGCCGTGGACAGCGCAATCGGTAAGCTGGATGGCATTTTTGTGGAGGAAACCACCGGCAAGACGGACGGCGAAAAGGAACTGAATAACTGAAATTATCCCCCGGCTGCTATACTCATAGATATAGCGGTCGGGGGATTTTTTGCGCGTTCGCAACGAAAAATCAGTTGCGCGGCAAGGGATTTACAGGTATCATAATAAGACAAAAAGCGACAAAGCAAACCGGCGGAGCGGAACGGGCAAGACCTGACACCGCCCGCGCAAAAGCATGAGAGAGGAGGATTTACGGTGCAGACCGGAGGGCGAACATTTAAGCATCTGACCAAGAACGACAGGCTGCGCATTGAGAAGTGGCAGCGCAGGGGCTTGAAGCCGCCGCAGATTGCGGAGAAGCTGCGCGTCCACGTTTCCACCATCTACCGGGAGTTGAAGCGCGGAGAGTATGAGCGGCTGGACGGGGCGACGTGGGAAATGGCGACGGCGTACAGCCCGGACATTGCGGAAGCGCGGTATCAGGAACACTTGCGGGAGAAAGGGCCAGACTTGAAAATCGGCAAAGATCACGAGCTTGCAAACTACATCGAGGCGACAATCGTTGAAAAAGAGTGCAGTCCCGCTGCCGTCCTCGGCTACGCGATGATGGAGGGGCGGACATTCGAGACCTCGGTTTCTGTGACGACGATCTACAGCTACATCAAAAAGGGCCTCTTTCTACAAATCACGCAGGTGGACTTGCCGCGCCACGGGAAGCACAAGCAGGGCTATAAAAAGGTCAAGACCAAGGACGATCAGGCCAGAGCCTCCGCAGGCGACAGCATTGAACAGCGCCCGCCGGAGGTGGAGAGCCGCGAGGAGTTCGGGCATTGGGAGGGCGACACCGTGTACAGCGGAAAGGGCAAGTGCAAGACCACCAGCGCCCTGCTGACCCTGAATGAGCGCAAAACGCGGAAAGACATCATCATAGGAATACCGAACAGAAAGGCGGAAACCGTGGTCAAGGCGCTGGATGCGCTGGAGCGGAAATGCGGTGCCAGACGGTTCAGAGCGATCTTCAAAAGCATCACCTTTGACAATGGCTCAGAATTTTCGGCGGCGGAGGAGCTGGAGCGGAGCGCTGTCAACAAGACCATCCCGCGCACCAAGGTATATTTCTGCCATCCGTATTCTTCGTGGGAACGGGGGAGCAACGAGAACGCCAACAGCATGATCAGGCGGCGGCTTCCGAAAGGCACAGATTTCTCTAAGGTCAGCGCGGCGGAGATCGCGGCCACGGAGGAATGGATTAACAACTATCCACGGAAAATCTTCGGGTACAAGAGCAGCGAGGTCATGTTCCGGGAGTGCCTGCGGGAGATCGGGCTGATCGCGTAACAGGAAGAAACCAGCACAGAGGACAATCAGAGGGAGAGGATGTGAGTGGAGCGGAACACGGGGAACAGAACAGGAAAACACGCAGGCTGCCGACCATGGGACATGACGGCGGCCATGTTGGCTTGTCAAAATTAGACAAAACAAGAAGTGAAAAATTGTGCGCATTTAATGCTTGACTTTTGCGAACGAGGAAAAATGAAGAATAACGCTTGACTTTTCCTGTAAAGCGAGTATAATAACTTACTGTTCCGCGGTTGGAGCGTGCACCTTGTAAATTAAACAACGAAACTTTGACAAGCACCAGATGAAAAACTGTGCGAAATGCACAGAGCTTGCGGAGGACCGGTTAAGTCAATTACGGTCTGAAGTAAGGATAAAAAGTTTTAAGCTATGACAAATAGCTCGATAAAGATTTAAGAAGCCTCGGCTTTTTAGATACCAT